TGATCCAACTTTTCTTCAACGTTTTCTTGATTCATCATTGCCCGCATACGGTCTAAATTAAGTTTTTGTTCCGCTTCTCTACGTTTTTTCTCGTTATCGATGGCTCTGATGTCAAGTTCTCTTGATCTTAACTTCGCGATTGGATCGTGATCAAATTGTGATGTCATTTGCTTTTCTTCCTTCATAAATTCTTCCATCATTTCAGCAATTAAAACTGCTTTTCTTGCTTCAATCTTCTGTTGCAGTTGCATCGCCTGTTGTTGCATTTGTGGATTTTGTTGTGCCTGTTGTTGCATTTGCATCAACTGAGGCAGCTCGTCTCTAAATTCTAATTCTATTTGTTCTTGCGCCATTAAACTAATGTGCTCCAGGCAATTTTTTTCAATGGCTGCTCCCACCATCGGTGCATTTCGAATCATATTGGTTGCCAAGAAACTTAAGTGCGCTGTAATATGCGCTCTATGGTCCTGACCAGGAAACGCTTGGAAAGGCAGACTCCCCAAAGCATCAATGTGCTCGAGTGCTGGATCTTTTGGCACCGGTCTCGGCGGTTTTTTTAAAATTAAGTCAATGTCTTTGACACCCAGGGCTTCGTACATGTTCCGATAGACTTCGTACTGGTTATGAAGCTGCGGATTGGAGGTTGCCAATTGCAGTTCCGTTTGCGCGAGGGAGATACGCTGAGTTTGACTGAAAATGTTAGGATCTGCAACTGGCATAATATCTACTCGGTCATCGAAGTCCGTTTGCATAATTTGCTTTTGGCCTCCGACAACGTCGTATGGATATACGGGAGGTAGATAAAGTTTGAATACTCTTGCAAGCAACATGAATTCTCTTTTCATGGCTGCATAAATTCTTTTGTGTATGGCTGACATGGTTCGTGAGCCTCTTTCTAACAGAGCTACGGTCGTGCCCACTGCCGCCTGTTGATTCCCATCGCCTACCTGCAGGTCCGCTATAGAAGCGAATCGTTGTCCTGCCTGAACCACGACCCCCATTAACTGTAATAACGTTGCTGACGGTTCCTTGAAGGGAAGCGTCATGAATGCATCTCTTAAATTTCCTCCGGGCGCATCGACATCCCTGAATTCTCCAGGTTGAAGCGCTTGCGCTTCATCTCTCATCTTGATGCCGCGCATTTTAAATCCTGCCGGCAAATTGGATAGTGTGCCTGCATCCAAGAGCTGTCGTAAGGCCGCCGTTGCCGTTCTCGACAAGCCGCCGATCATGTGAATCAGGCCAAAGCCATAAAAACCCAAGCCCGGTAAAAATTTAAAATGCACGAAGTATTGAATTTTAGTTTTCTTAGCATCCCCTGCTTCGTAATTTCTTCGAATGGACAGTATTTTTCTTGTGCCTTCTTCCAAGGTAACGATGTAAGGCAACTTAATGCCTGTCGGTTCTCCTTCCGGAGAAGCGTCTTCAAAACCTTCCAAGTCCAAGTTAACGTGGCATTCGAGCAAGGTGAACATACGGTCGTCGCGTCCCTTGTTCGCGCCTTCCAGTCCTCGCTCCTTTTGTTCCAGTTCGGATTCATTCACGTAAGAAGGATTCACCTCGATGTCTCGATAGAATCCTCCTACTTGTTGTTTTCTTAGTTCGTTTTCTGACATACGAACAACATGAACAATGGTTTCCGCATCGTCTAATGAGGTAGCCGTATACGGGACCACTAAATCGTCGGCGGGCACGAATTTGGATACCGCCCGCTGCATAATTTCATCGTAGTAAATTTTTTTAAAAGCCGATCCTGCCAGGGGCAGGTAAAACAGCATCTGGTCGAATTCGGCTTCGTATTCTTTCATGACGCTGCAAATTTGATAATTCATATATTCTTTAACCCGGATCGCCTGCTGCTCTTTGTCGGGAGACTGAAGGCCTATGATCTGCGTTCGTACCGGTCCTTGAGCCGGGAGCAATTCTTTATAAGCCAGAGACTGGAATTGCGTGACTGCTTCCGCGAGCACGGGGTGCGAGGCACCGCTAGCCCCTTTGAAAGGTTCGCTACGGTCTTCATAGTTGAATCCTAAAAGATCCAGGCCACTGGTGTAGGCTTTTTCCCAGTCGCGTCTGGACATTTTATAATCTGAATAATCGGTATAGAGCTTAGAGCCTAATGGATCGATGACGTTGTCGGGTAATAATTCTGCAAGGTTGGCGAAGTGTCCTTCGTCCTGTCCGGGGTTCACGGCTCGCGGATCGAAATTTATATCGACGCTGCCGTCTTCGTTTTCCGTTGTTTCAACGGGTTGACCTGCTTCCTGCTGCTGAGCTAATTCTTCCTGCTCGGCAATTTCAATTTCTTCGGGTCCAGGTATATTTACTGTTTGTTTAACGTTGGGTAACGTTTTGTCAATCTCTGCCATTTATTCTCCAATAGGGTTTTAACCTTTTTATATTTAATATTCAAGCCTTGTGACACGGGACCTTGCTTGGGAGGTACGGTTGTAGTTAGTTTTTTGGTCATTATATGTCTCTACTTCTTCCTGGTAAAGGCTTATCTACTAAACCACCTTTAAAAAAAGAACCTACTTCTTCGTATGGACTATAACTACCAAACATACTATTTGAACTACTTATAATTTTTTGAATTTCTTCTAAAGGATATTCTTTCTGCTGTTGCACAAATTCAGAAAGAGTTAAATCACCTTCTGAATCTAGTAATTTTGAAACTTTAAATCTTTTTTTTAATTCTTTACTACCCGACTCTGGATCTTTTTCAAAATTGTCTAAGTCTTCCGCCATATTATAAAATTCTTTTATTCGTTTTTTGTAATTCATATCTTTTATTTCTTGGTCCACTATATTTTGTTTGTCTTGACTTGTAATTTTTCCCAAGTTTAAATTTATATCAGTACCTTTTTGATCCTTAGGACCACCTGATAAATTAATTCCTCCTAGAACTCTTGCAACCGCAGCTAAAGGTACTTCTTTATTTTTATAAAGATCTATTGTTTTTTGTAGTATTTCCTTGTCTGTAAGATCTTTAATTTCTTCTTGTTCAAATATAGCTGCATGTTTATTGTTAAAATTATATCTATCTTTTAAAGTATATGTACCTTCTTTGTCTTTATCATATGTAGCAGATCCAATTGTCATCTCCATATTTGCTTCAGGATTAAATAATGCTCTTAGCCCAGTCATGTCTCCCCCATAATATGAAATAGTATTGGGTGCTTGCCAATAACTTTTATCATTAGATTCTACTGCAATTTCAGTTCTTGCTATTTTTTTTCTAAGTTCTTCTAATTCTGATTCTTTAAAAAAAGACTCATCTATAGGGTCATTTATTCCCGATAAAGATCTTAAAAATAAATTATAAGAAGAAGGAAGTATATTTTTATCTGTTATCTTTCTAACAATTTTTTGATTGTCTTTTAAAAAATTTAAAGAACTTTCTATATTTTCAGTTGTTAATAAATCTTCTATGCCTGCCATTAATAATACACCTGTTTCCCCCTAATAATTTTCTCTTCCTTATAGTCTTCAGGATGCGGTATTAGTCCGCCTTGCCTGAAGCGCATGACTGCTTGCGTCATGGAATCTACTAAGTCATCGTGATCGCCATAAGGGAATGCTGCGCATTCCTCAATGACTTCCTGTGCAAACCCTTTGTGAGTGGGCGCCCATATGGTCCCGCTTTCAAATAGCGGTGCGACCGAGTTTACTCTTGTATGCTTATCATTTCCTTTGCTCGGTGTAAAGTTAACAACGGGGATGCCCATATTTCTTAATTCGTAGGTGAGTGGCAGTCCTGAAGCTTTGGCTTCTATTAAAACCGTCTCCGGTTGCCAGTATTTATATTGTTCCAGAGCCTTTCTTCGTAAGGCAGGGAACTCGTAGCGGCCTTTAATGGCATCGACGAGAATAAGACTAGGAGGCAAGTCTTCCGATTCGCGGAACACGCCCCAAGTCGTAATCGCAGAAAAATCCGCGGTTTCCTTTTTCATGAAGGCAGTATCATAGGACTGGATGATATGCTCTAACTTTGGCATAAAATCATGATCCCATTTCTTCCACCATTCTCGTTTGATGATTGCACCTTCTTCGGATGTTGGGTTCTGCATCCACTGTGCATTCCATTTGCCAAGTGATAAGGAAGCTTTAACGGTTTCTAGTTCGTCCAACTTCCAGTATTCCGGCCATACTGGCTTACCACTCGGCATCACCGCCGGAAACTCGACGAGTTCCCATTGATCAGCCTTTGCTTCTTTTTGCGACTGCATAAGCATGCCTGTCAAATCTTTAGTGTTCCAACGTGTCATCACGCAAACAATTTTTCCACCCGGTTGCA